GACTGCTGTAGTTGTCTTACCTGACTGACGCGCAGTGAGGACTGCCAATCTTCTATGGTCAGTAATTTTATTGACGATTTCTTCCTGATAATCATATAGGTCAAAGGGGACTAGCCCCTTATCAACATGAACAATTTTGATATATTTACAAAAATATACAGGGTCGTTCATACACCTCATATATTCTTTTAGATTCTCGGGTGTAAATTCTATCTGCTCACCAATCTTTTTGAGATTGGTATTGCCCAGATAACCAGTTATCATTCGCTTCCATCCTTCAACATCTTAAGAAGATCTGCCGTTGAAACGATTAGATTGTTATTTGTCACCTGATTTTTACTTGGGTTAGCTTCTTCCCTTGCATATCTTTTCTTGGTAGACATTTCGACATAATCTTTATTTGCATCGAGTAACGTCTTCATAAGAGTTGATACGACTTCGAATGCTCTGGGTGATTCGGATTGTTTCGCAATCTCTACCATTTCTTTTACCGAATCATCACCGAGATTGATAATATTTTCGATATTCCTTTTTGCAAGTTCAATATCTGCTAGATTTTCCTCGGCCTCTTGTGTTACGGCCGGCAGACGGTCTTCGCCATCAAAGGAATTTGCGGGTAGTGTTTCTTGTACTGGAGCAGGTTGATTTACCACTTCTAATTCAGATTTGATTTCGTCAAGATCCCTAATACCAAGTGTCTCAGCAATTTTATCTTTCTTTGGCATTTTCTCTTATCTCCTTCTGGCAGACTCTTTTTCTTAGATCGCTAGTAGAAAACCGATGATCTCTTTTATTAAAGAATAATTCGATATTTCTGCTTTGACATATTTCTTTGCCAGTGAATTCTAAATTACGATATTCATCACCAAGAATACGAACATCAATGTGGTACATTTCAAGTATGTCTTTCAGATCCAATTCAGTTTCATAAGGAATAATTTCGTCCACATATTGCACGGATTTCAGCTGTGTATACCTTTCAACCAATGTCTGAATTGGTGCGTTCTTTTCCAGTCTATCTAGTGAAGGATCAACCTGGAGGCCACATATCAGATAATCACATTGAGATTTAGCATCCCGTAACATTTGTATGTGACCTGCATGCAGTAGATCAAATGTAGAACAAGTAAAACCTATTTTCATAATATAACTCCATCATTTAAGAACCATCATCAAGTGTGACTATGTAATCCCAGTTATCATCAAAGTCGATCAGACTATAATCTACTGTATTGCTTAGTATCGTTGTGGGTTGACCATCAGAGGTCATGCCCGGTTGAATTGTGATTTGACCATCGGGTCCTTTTGATTCGGGTGGATCCATAGAGGTCCATTCGCGAATATCCACAAATTTGATAATCTTCTTTTCTCTCTCTGGGCCAAAGAACCATGCCTTCATTGTAAAATTAAGTGTGTAAAGGATACTGCGTCTTTCTGTAAAATCTGCTTCGTATAACTCTTCAGTATCTACACTATTTAGTATCAGAGGCACATCGATTGGCTCAATTCCATCGATCAATCTTACCGTACTCGTAAATTCTGGATTAAAGAACGGAAGAATCTGCTCTAGTAATTTTACTGCATCTTCGTTATATTTGGCCATTATATAGAGTGAGAAATCTAAATTATACGGAGTGCCAGCATAGATGAAATTACGAGCCCCCGTAGACTCGTCTTTGGTGATCTTTCTTATCTTTCTCGTGGGTGAAATCTTTCTATCAGGATCATACGCCATAGATGTGAGTTCAAATGACATTCTAGGTAAAGTGATGCCTGATTTATTTGCGAATTCTGGGTCTTGTTCAAGTCTGGCCAAAATCTTTTGAAATGGTGCGTATGAGATAGGCACCACCATACGCTGAATTGGAGTGCCTTGAAGATTCTGCCTTTCAATGGTCAACTGATTAAAATATGTACCAAAGAGAGCTACATATTTTCTGGTCGTTGAATTGTAAAAATAATTTGCGATTGCCATTTAAGAATCCTGTATCTCAATGACCTCACTGAAGGGATCGATTTCAGTAAAGTCAATGATTGAATCACCCTCTCTTTCATAGAAAAGGTTTCTTGCAATCGGATCGGTGTTGGCCAATCCAACGAGAGTCGATGCGTTGTTTGCCCCGACAGTAGTATATGTATCAGTAATAATGTCATCAAAATAAGCGTCAATATTGTCTCGGCCGGTTCTGAAGATCTGATTGCTGTATTCGATCAATTCACACACGATATCGAATACCTGTAAGGCACCGGTCTGATAGAATACACTTTCATGTTCGACGTTTTTGATTTCGAACATTTTACTATTCAATGGGAAGAATATGAGATCGCCTTCTCGAGGTCTTACAATGGTATTCTCTTCACGGGTAACATATTTTTCAAATGTCCGATTGGCCACACTCAGGGTCATTTGATCACGAATTTGAATACCAAACTTAGATAAGAAATCACCCTCACCTTCGAAACCTTCCACATTCTTGACGTAGGATTCAAATTCGAAAACCTGATCATAAATGGGTGTGTCGTCTTCGTTGAATACAGAATCCCGAGAGCCTATAGTTCTGCTGATATACAGAACATCGACTCCATACATTTTAATTGATTCGATTACTAGATCATCAATTAAATTCTGTTCATTGAAGTTATCATAGTTTCTGAAGAATACATTGGTGGCCATGATTTACCCAATAAAGTTATAGGTCAGGGGCTGTAGACTTGTGGTTGCTTCTTCTTCCATTCTTTGTCTATCTTCTCTCGCCTCTGCTAGAATTTGTTCTCCGTTAAAGGATACTCCACCCACAAGCTGCATGCCTGTGAATTTAGTAAGATTAAGCCCCCACTGTTCTCTCACAAGGGTTGCTGCATAATTTTGGAGCCATCGATCACCCCAAACATCTGGGAATGAATTGGGATCAATGATATCATAAGCTTCAATAACTACATAATCACCTACTACCAAATGATCTTGCTCTACATCGATGAACAGTCTATTTACGTGCTTATTATAACGAATTAATGGTCTACCCACCAGAATCTCTTGCAGAAATTCAAGGTGTTGCATTGTCATATAATAATGCTGAACATTATAGCCGGTAATGTCTTCCAAATTATTCAGTACAAATTGATATTGTACATTGAACATTCCAGCACCGGTAGATATTGACGATGATAGGTCGAACACCTTTGAAATACCAAGCAAACCCTGGGGCAAGGTAATGTATCCATTATCTTTATCTGCTTGTGTGATTTGATGTTTCAGGTAAACTAATTGGCTTCCATTATAATGGTAATCTCGCCAATAGGAAATTGCTTCATCAACTCGATCTTCTACCTGTTCTTCAGACACGTTAATTTCGATGACAGGAGCACCGAGCTTTCTCATCGTATAATCTATGAATTCTTGTCTTGAGGTAGGCTGTGGCATGTTTTCTTTTCTCTAATCGAAAATGTTTATCTCTATATTTATATGTCGTAGGTGTCTGCAATTTCTTCTGGTACTGGATACACTTTTCGTAAAACCGTTGGATCTGAGGTCACCTCATACCGATCTGGTGTATGCTCTTCCACACTTACAATCATATTCAAAAAAGTATCCTGAAATTGGTCGCGGACAAAATTTTCTTCAAAATCATTATGATCTTGAGTGTCCCAAAGTGTAATCAGTTGATAAAAGTTTTTTCCGTTAACATCCCCTTCATATGCTTTAACATGAATTTTAAGGGATCTAGTACCTATTTTATTTGCCATATCTATTAACCTAAACCTGTGGGGAGGAGCCAACACTTGCGTTAAGATCTATATCCACCGAATTGGACGTTGCCGTAAATGTACCGCCCACTGAATCTATAAGTCTTATTGTTAATTCAACATCACTTGCATCGACGGCTGTACTATTATTACCTAAATTAGGATTGGCCTTGGCCATCCATCCAAATTCCCGCGCACCGGGGGTAGTCGGAACACTATAGTAAGTATTTGTTGAAAATCCATCGTTAGTAGGCAAAGGTCCAAATGCCCCTCCCGAGTAACACGTTCCAATACAAGAATGTGAGGAAACATTATATTTAACATCAAGAGACGTAATATTACTTAAACCGGTGTAATCAACGTAATCAGTAATAATAATAGCCTGTGTTTGTGATCCACCTCTATGTGATTCAATTTTTATTCTGTTA